TGGCCTTCTCTAAAATCACCGGAATGCAAGCCTTCGCTCACATGCACCAGTGGCTACTTCAGCACAAGCAGATTGAAATTGGGCGCTGTCACGCTACCTGCCAGAACGCGTGGGGACTTCCGGTCAAATACATGAGCGCCATTGACGCGTGGAATCATGTCCCGAAGGCTCACCGCCACACTGACATGAGTAAAGCGCCTATCGGTGCACCAGTGTTCTTCTCTGGCGGTCTGTATGGTCACGTCGCCATTCAGTCCGATCGTGTAGGTATCCTCATCTCAACCGATGCTCCGAGCGCTGGTTACATCGGAGAAGTTCGCACTGAATACTTCACAACAAAGTGGGGCAAGGAACTTCTCGGATGGGCATCTCAATACAACGACGTTGACCTGCAACTCGGCAAACTACCAACGAAGGCATAGTCATGAACCCTAAGTTTCAAGCAGTCCTGGCGACCTACGCTCAGTCACTTCTCGCCTGTGTCATCACGGCGATGTTGTCATTGAACGTCACACCATTCACCATGACTCATTCAGACCTTGTGAAGATTGGCAACGCCATCTGGGCTTCATTCCTGCCAGTTATCATGAAAGCCATCAACCCAAACGATTCAGCCTATGGGGTTGGAAGTCCGAAGTCTTAACCTTTAGTCTAGGCTCATGGACTTCATAGCCGAACTGCAAGCCTTACACGTTGTCAAAAGTGTGCAGAAGCCTAAGTGCTCCGTCTACTACTTGATGGAAAGCCTCCCTGAAGGCGACCGTGAAGCACTTCTCGCCGCTTTCGACAACAGAGAAATCCGTCACACTGACATTGCCACACTTCTTCAAAAGCGTGGATTCAACGTCAGTTCCATCACTGTCAGCCGTCACCGTAATCGTGGGGAATCGAACGGCTGCAGGTGTCCCAGATGACTGCGAACCTTTCTGACGATCTCGCCAAACTCGCCAGCGCAGGAAAATCTGGTTCTGACACTCGCTCCACAAACACGCCCGAAGCCTATCGACCTCGACTTGAGGTTGACAGCGCTTCGGGCGGTTTCTTTGTGTCCACACCCAGAACCGCTGGGGAACTGCCTGATGCCATCGACCTGCTCGCAGACTTCGACCTCGACCCGAACGTGTGGCGTGTCACTGGCGTACGGCGCTCGATGTGGCAGAAGTATGACGGGGACTGGCTGGAGTCTGCCAGAGTGTCGATTGTCCCTGCGGAGCAGGTTCATTCGTCAGCTGACGACGAAGACCTTCAGGCGCTCATTGACCATGTGGAAAGGTGGCGACCTCATGCCCGAATCAAGGCACACACAGGCGAACTGAGCGCTGTCTACGCCATCGGCGATACTCAGTGGGGCAAGGATGCTGGAGACGGGACAGAAGGCACTGTGAGGCGTGTTCTGACCGGTATTGAGGAAGCAGTGCAACGTCACCGAGACCTCATTCGCATCGGTCGACCGCTCGGAACTGTCGTGCTTCCACAAATGGGTGACTGCATCGAAGGCAACGTCAGCCAAAACTCAAAGATTCTTGGACGCGTAGACCTCAGCACCACTCAGCAGGTCAGGGTTGCTCGTCGAATGCTTCTGGCATGGATTAAAGCGTTCGCACCATTGACCGAGAACCTAGTTGTGCCAGTTGTCCCTGGCAACCACGATGAGGCTCAACGCTACGTCATCGGTGAGGCCACCGACTCGTGGCAGATTGAAGTTGTCTCAGCTGTGCAAGATGCTTGTGCCGAGAACCCTGCGCTGGCTCATGTCGAGTTCCGCTATCCCGACCACGATCACCAGACTCTAGCCATCAACGTGTCAGGCTCAATCCTTGGGCTGGCGCATGGTCACCAGTCCCGTGATGCTGTCAAATGGTGGCACGGACAGGCGACAGGGCGAACACCAGTGGGTGACGCTGATGTTCTACTCACTGCCCACTATCACCATTACAAGGTCAGCCAAGTCGGCCCACGCCTGTGGGTACAGATTCCAGCAATGGATGGCGGAAGTCCCTGGTGGCGTGACCGGGCAGGTTTGGAATCACCAACAGGGATTGTGTCATTCGTCATGGGTGACGGTTACGATCCACGCAGAGACCTATCCGTACTAGCAGGGGAAAACAGATGAACACCGCAATAATCGTGCCAAGTCGACACCGACCGCACAACATCAAAGAGTTGCAACAGTCACTCATTGACACCGAAACAATGTCACGTCTGTTTGTAGTAGTCGACGAGGATGACGAAACACTTGACCAATACCTGTGGCTAGAAAACAACTTCACCGAAGTGCTGACCTTTCAACGTGGTCGCAAAGGTATGGCCGACCCACTCAACAACGCTGCGCGGCAACTGGTCACAGATGAGCGCTGGGAGTATTTCATCTTCGTTGGTGATGACCATCGACCTCGAACCTTGCAATGGGACAAAGTGTGGCGCACAAACCTTGACGACCTTGTCACAGGGCTTGTCTACGGTGACGACCTATTCCAGCGAGAACAACTACCAACCGCCATCGGAATGACCAGAAGCATTGTGCAGGAACTGAACGGCATGATCCCTGAAGGGTTCGCTCACCTGTACCTAGACAACTTCTGGCTTCGCCTAGGTCAAGACTTGAACGCCATTCGCTACCTGCCCGAAACTATCATCGAGCATCTGCACCCAATCGCCGGGAAGGGAGACTGGGATGCTGGCTATCATGAAGTGAACTCTGCCGAAATCAACAACGCCGATTCCCAGATGTTCCACACCTACATTCAGAGCGACGACTATCGTCAGCTAGTGGAAAGACTCAGCGCATGAAAATACTCATCACAGGTGACGCTGGCTTCGTCGGTCGAGCATTTCACCGACGTTTCGCCAACGAACGTCACGAGATTACTGGCGTGGACATTGTCAACGGAACAGATGCCCGTGACTTCTTCCGAACCGATAGCACCAAGTTCGACCTAGTCATTCACTTGGCGGCCGTTGTTGGTGGTCGACGAATGATTGAAGGCTCACCGCTGGCGCTGGCAGTTGACCTGTCCATCGACGCTGAGATGTTCGGCTGGGCATTACGCACGAAACCTGAACGCATTGTCTACTTCAGCAGCTCTGCCGCCTATCCGGTCGTATTGCAAGAATTGGGTTGGCAAGTTCAACTTGAGGAAACCGACATTGACCTGAGCAACATCCAGAATCCTGACCTCACCTATGGTTGGGCAAAGTTGACCGGCGAAATGCTGGCAAGTCATGCCAGGGAACAAGGCTTAAAAGTGTCGGTGTTCCGACCGTTCTCAGGTTATGGCGCGGATCAAGACTTGAACTATCCGTTCCCGAAGTTCATCGAGCGAGGACTGAACCGCCAGACACCGTTCCAAGTGTGGGGTGACGGGAAGCAAGTTCGGGACTTCATTCACATCGACGACATTGTGGGTGCTGTGATGGCTGGAGTTGACGCTGGCATTGAGGTGTCAAACTTGTGCAGCGGTCGAGCAACTTCATTCAACCAACTGGCCGAACTGGTCATGCTGGCTTCTGGCTATCATGCGCCAGTCGAACACCTCATTGCCGAACCTGTCGGGGTTCAGTATCGGGTCGGCAATCCTGAGTTCATGCTCAGCTACTATGAGCCGAAGATTAGTTTGGAGCAGGGGATCCTGATGGCATTAGGGAAGCAAAGATGAAAGACCTCAACCGCAAAGACATCCTCGACCAGGCGACAGCGCTGACAACTAACGACCGCAACCTTCAGCATGGCGAGCCGTACATCAACCACGACAACATCGCCAGAATCTGGTCAGTGATTCTTGGCTACAGGGTCGAACCTTTCCAAGTTGCATTGTGCATGGCAGGGTTGAAACTTGCACGACTCTCAGGGAATCCCGACAACATGGATTCCTATATCGACGGCGCGGCTTATCTGGCCATCGCAGGGGAACTGGTCAACTTCGACAAACTGTGAAATTGGAAGCGCAGAACCTGTGAAATTGGGAGCGTTTGTTATATTTCGTGCGTCCAAATGCAACAAACGTAACTTAAATGTTGCAGTCAACCGTGACCTAATCGTTACCAAAGGTCATTGACTTTGATTCTGAACGGCGTACGCTAATAAGTGTCAGAAAAACAACTGACAGGACAAAGGACAAGAAATGAACACTAAGTTGATAAGCCCGAAAGACATCAAGATTGGTGACGTTGTTCGACCGTTCGCTGACCTAGAAGCTCTTTGTGAAGTGGTAGCAGTTGAGCGCATAGATCGCAGCAGTCGATTATTCCTCAAGACGCTTGATGGTTACTCTATGCCAGCAGGTATCAAGTTCTCGCACACAAGTCGAATCGCAAAGGTCGGTGCGTAATGTTTAAGGCTTGGAACAACCTTCCCTGGACTCCACGCGGTCTCAAGGTCAAGAGTGCCATCGAAACCGCGCTCACACTTCTATTTCTGTTCGCCTCGATGTGCGAACCGAAGGGTTGGCAGTAATGAGCAAGACAGAAGTCAAGATGCTGGAAACCCTGTGCCTCGTCGGTGAGGTGCTGGACGAACTGAAGCACAACCTGAAAGTGTCCCCGGACGGCGCTGTGACGTTGAGTTACATCACCGAACGTCTGGAGACAGCACTTAGGGGAGAGCAGTGAAGTCAATCCGCTTCGGTATGATGACAAGTGAGTGTTGCAACGCTCGTGGTGGCGCTCCATTGCACTTGTCCTTCAATGTCGAGCGCCACCTACCTTTGGGCGGTGTGGCATGAGCATCGAACAGAAACCCTTCTCAGAGATGTCGGCCGTCGAATGGCTGGAAGAGATAGAAGACTTGATCGTCACCAGTGGCATTCCTCAAACCTTCGTCATCGCCTCAATCGGTCGAACCATCGAGCAAGGCATCACGTTCATGCCTAAGCAGTGGTATGACTCCTTCATTCAGACGCACAACGAAACTCTGGCTCAGCTTGCAGCGCTCGGAGTTGAGGTTCAGTGAGCATCAAGTTTCCAGACCTCAGCGCGGCATCCTGTGCACAGGTGGGGTTCGATCACTTCTTCCCACATCCGTCGGAGAAGTTGACATCGAAGCACTTGCGACCAATCAAAGAGCTGTGCGACTCGTGCCCGGTTGTTCAGGCGTGCTTGACGTACGCGTTGTACGTCGAAGTTGAAGGCATCTGGGGTGGAACAACTTTCGGTGATCGTCGAAGCATTCGCAAGGAACTTGGCATCGAATCCATGAGCATTCATGCACAGTATCAACTTGAAGGAACATTCGCCAAAGTGTCACAGGCAGCACAACACAAGCGTGACATCAGAGCCAAGCAGAAACTAGAACGGGAGCAAGGACAATGAACAATCCGTTATGCGGAATCTGCTGCCGACAAATGGCATGGTATCCGAAAGCAAAGATTTGGCTGTGTCGCTGGTGCTCAGGGTTCGTCAAATGAGCAAGAACAAAGCCAAGGGCACATCTGCCGAAACCGCTGTCGTCAACTACCTCATCGCGCAAGGATTCCTGCACGCTGAAAGAAGGGCACTAACAGGTGTCAATGACAAAGGTGACGTCGCCGGTCTGCCAGGTGTGTGCATCGAGGTGAAGGCTCACAAGTCTTACTCCATCCCTGCATGGCTCAAAGAGTTAGCAGCTGAGAAAATCAACTCAAAGGCTGAGGTTGGAATCCTTGTGGTGAAACCTGTCGGAGTTGGCTCAGCGAACACTGGCGCTTGGTGGGCCATCATGCCACTGAGTGAAGCGACCGAGCTGTTGAAGAAGGCTGGTCATGGCAATTGAACCGTTCAACTTTGCGTTCGGGAATCCTGACAAGTGGCAAGGTGCACACTGCCTTGACATTCCAGACCCCGACTACTTCTTCCCAGTCAATGCGGCCGAAGCGCTTGACCGTGAGCCA